CAACCGGACGAAGACCCGCGCCTACCGCCGACGTCACGCGGCCGAGGCCTGAGTTTCAAGCAGCGAACGCGGCGGCAGGCTCCAGGTCGAGGAGGCGCCGAGCGGATTCGAACCGCTGTATCGATCCGGTAGACGCAGAACCCCAAGCTCGGCCCGGAATCGGGCGCTCCCACATGGTCGGCCGGGCGAACGTCGGCACCGGCGAGCACGCCCACAACTGGGCTGTGCTCCTGCAGAACGAGATCGAGCTGCAAGCCCGGCTCTACGGCGAGCCGCTCACGATCGAGCTGCCGGAACCACCACCCGAGCACATCCGTCGCCTGCTCGAGACGCTCGGCGCCGGCTGGACGGTGAAGCCTGGCAAGTCGAGAGGATCAACGTCCGGTTGTAACAGGCAGAATCCCCTGCAAATGGACGCTAGCGTGCAGGAAACTACGCTGCCGCCGGATGTCGTCGAGGACCTCGAGTCGATCATCGCGCGGCTCGGCGACAAGCTGGGTGCCGACGACGGCCACTTCGTCCTCGAGGCGCACTTCACGAACGGCCGCTACGCGAAGGCGTACGGGAAGCGAGGCCCGATCTCCCGCGAGGAACTGCGGGTCCTGGGCGGCTCGCTGGGCGTCCCTCCATCCGGGTAGCCCGACTGGGCTAGGCCGGTCGGCCTATTGATTCCGTCCGCTCCGGCGGGCACCGTGTAGCAGTCCTCTCTTTGCCGGGCTCGGCGAGCGGGCGCAGGTCTCCCCTCCACGGAGGAGCGTCCGAATCGCCGCCGAGCAGCTGAGCTTCGAGGACGACCGCCAGGACGAGCCCGAGCGGATCGGCGAGCTCGCCGTCGCCGTCCTCCTCGACGCATTCGCCCGCGCCGGCTGGAACCCCGCGATCGTCTCACGTCCCTTCGCCGGCGGCATGGTCGCGAGCGAAGGCGCTAACCCGGAGGACGCGCCGGTCGGGGTGATGGTCTGCCTCGACAAGCACGGCTACACGCTCCGCGCGATCGGCGAGACCACGCTCGACGCGCTGAAGGAGCTCGCCCCGCAAGCCGAGCGGATCGACGGCCGCCGGCTCGTCGCCGCATGAACCACCTCCGACGCATAGCGCTCCTCGCGGCCGCCGCGACGCTCGTCATCTTCCCGAGCGCCGCGCGCGCGGGCTACGCCGGGAAGACGCTGATGCCGCGCGAATACGCGGCGGCTGCGGCGAAGTACCACTCCGGCGTCGGCCTCGTCAAGGACGTCGCGAAGGCAGGCGCGGAGAGCCACTGGAACCTCGGCGCCTGGCACGACAACTACGACCTCGCCGGCGTGCTGAAGAGCCGCGACTGCGGCGTCGACGAGATCAACATTCCCGCGCGGCAAGTGGGGACACAGGCCGAAGCTGACCTTCGCACCGACTCGTTCGATCCGGCCGTCTGGAAGCGGGTGCTCGCAAACAGCGTCGAGGCGGCACACAAGCTCTTCATCTCTCCGTGGACCCGCGACGGGAAGCCGACGATCCGCATGTGGCACCCATGGGTCGCGGTCACGAGCGGATGGGCGTGGTTCCGCGAGTGGTGGGTCTGGTCGAAGGCGGAGCAAGCCTGGGTCGCGACCGGCCGATATGTCCAGCAGGCGATCGCCGGCGTCGCGAACTACCTGCTCGTCATCAAGCACAGCGTCACCCGGTCGCAGGCGCTCTCGCTCGCGCGCAAATGGGCTGACGTCTTCAAGATCACCCAGGGCACGCTCGGGATCCGGGATGGCATCGTCGCCTGGATATCGATCCCGCCGAAGCCGAGCTCGCCGCCCGCTGACGGCGTCGGGCCGCGCCCGATCCCGAACGATGGCCGCTGAGGCCGCTCCCGTGTATCCCCCAGAGGCACGCTCGAAAGGAGCTAGCTGATGTTGAGCGCACTGCGCCGGTTGACCGCGCGAGAGCTGGAGGTGCTCCGCCGGATCGCCGAAGGCGACACGAACGCGACGATCGCCGAGACCCTCTACCTATCCGAGCACACCATCAACCAGTACGTGAAGCGGCTGCTCGTGAAGCTCGGAGCGAAGAACCGCTTCCACGCCGTCACGATCGGCTTCCGCACCGGACTACTCACGTGAAGCTCTGGCGAGTGCGAGACCCGCTCGGCGGCGGGAGCGTCTGTCTGCGGATTCGCGGGTTCGGCTGCCAGTTCGCCTACCGGCCGCCGGGCTGGTTCGTCATCTACCTGACCTGGCGGCGCCACGCGTGATCGACCCTAAGGCGCTCGGCGAGCTCGCCGCCGAGTTCATGGACGCGCTCGAGCGAGATTTCGGCCAGGACGCAACCCTCGGGACGGTCGCGATCGTCGCCGAGATCGACATCGCCGACGACGACGGCCCAGGTTACTGCGTCATCCGCTACAGGTGCAGCGACCGACGGCGCTGGATCCAAGCAGGCTTCTTCCAGGCCGCCAGTCGCGCGGCCGTCTCCGACCAGGACGAGGACGACGAGGAGTGACGCGCGACGAGCTCGTCGCGGTGCTGCGGGCGTGGCAGGACTTCGTGCCGATGCCGACGACGTGGACAGGGAATCTGCAGCGGCGCGCGGCCGAGCCGGGCCCGGCGGCGTCGAGGATCACCTGTCCGCAGTGCGAGGGCTCGGGCGGGTCGCCGCGCCGGCCGTGCCCGCTCTGCCGAGGGCACAAGACGATCATCGGGGACGCGTACGTCGGTCGGCTCGTGAAGACCGCGGAGGCGACCTACGAGGAGCTGCTCCAGACCTTCAGCGAGTGCGACGGCTGCGGTGGCGATGGGTATCGAGGCGGCCGCTGCGCGACTGCGTGCGGAGCCCAAACATGCCAGACGCTCGGGCACTGCCGGCGTCTCTGCACGCGGTGCGGCGGCAGCGGCCGCGTGCCGGCGCTGCTTTCCGGCCGGGTCAGCGGCTTCCGCGAGGAGAGCAGGCGCAGCGGCGATCGCGTTCTCGATGCGATGGAGGCGCAGCACGAGCGGCGAGACCGGACTGCGTGCTACCGGACGATCGCGTTGGCGCTCGGCGAGCTGTCGCCGGGGTTGAGCTCGTTGATCGTGTTCACGTACGTGATGAACGGGCAGCCGCCGACGGCGCAGTCGGAGCGTGGTGTCGATCGGCTGCACGCCAGGCTGCCGGCGACGCTGCGAGCTCCTCGCTGGCTGGACGGGATGTCGGCGCAGCAGAAGGCTGCGCTCGTTCGGGCGAAGGGGTGCCGGGTCGATGCTCGAGCGCAGGGCAGGCGCAACGCTGAGATCCGCCGCCGCCGCGCCGAGGGCGCGCGGCTGGGCGAGCTGGCGGTGGAGTTCGGGCTCGACGTCAGCCAGGTGTCGCGCATCACCAGATCAGCTTGAATCTCTCTGAGCCGCCAGGGAGCTCCAAGTAGGCCGTCCGAGTCGGCCCGAGGATCGCGGGCCGCAGGCGCACGAGGTCGAGACGCCCTGCTCGACGCCCGAGGCGGCTCTGGCGGCCTGATCTGTTGCCACGTCCGGCGACGCGAAAGCGCGAGCCCGAGCCGAGGGCCCCCGTGCGGACCTCACACTCGCCGCCTCTCTTGAACGTCCGGCCGAGGTCGCTCTTCGCGACGCGCGATGGAAACTCCGGCAGGGGGAGCATCGAGACGCCGTGGTTCCGTCGGTCGCCGATGCTGCTGAAGGCGTGATCCCGCTGGAGTTCGAGACCCCGCCGGCGCGGGGGGTGCCACCCCACCCCGCCGGCGCGCGTTCGCGCTGCGGGGCCCCAGTGCAGACTGCTCGGCGCGAATACAACCTTCACGCGCGCGCACACACGCGCGCGCGAAGACCACCCGAAATAGGACTTGGCCGACGCCCCGGCGGCGCGCATCATCGTGGTAGTTGCGCGTCTCGCCCCCAAGGGTTTGGTGCGCCGTCACTCTCCAGGAGGCCGCTATGCACCCCGTGCTCGCGTTCGTGCTCGGCGCCGCGTTCCTCGCACTGATCCTCGTCCTCACGGGCACGATCCACCCGGGCTGATGCCCTACGCGTCGAAGGCGCAGGCGCGGAAGTTCCACGCCGATCCGACGCTGCGCAAGTTCACGGCGGAGTTCGACGCGGCCACCGACTTCTCGACGCTGCCGGAGCGCGCCCCGAAGAAGCGCAGCTACCGCCGCACGGTGCAGGGCCGGTTCGCCCATGGGTCTTGACCGTGAGACGTGGGAGCTGATCCGCCGGGAGCGCTCGGAGCGGCTCCGCAAGGAGATCAAGCTCAGAGGGGTTCGCTGGAACGAGTTCCCCGAGCAGGCGTTGCAGGCGGCCGGTGGTGATGCGCTCGGCGCGTTAACGCTCGTGCTCGAGCTGCTGTACCCGACGAAGACAAAGACGGTCAGCGGCTGATGCCGGGGCGCACGCAGAAGGCGAGCCCCACCGACGCGCGCGCGGCCCTCGAGCGTGTGTTCGACTCGATCCCGGACCTCGATCGGAAGTGGCGGGATCTCCTCGAAGCGGCATTCGCGGCCGAGAAGCAGCGCGAGATGTGGGTCGCGGTCGAGTGCAAACACTGCAACCGGCCCGGCAAGTACCGGGTGACGATCGCGATCGCGAACTGGATGGAGCGCGCGAAGGCGCTGACGATGCTGCTCGAGCAGGCGAAGGGGCGGCCGGCGGAGACGAAGAAGCTCGAACTGTCCGTCCTCGCGGCGCAGACGAGGATGGAGCTCGAGGCGGCGAGCGAGGAGGAGCTGCTCGCGCTCGCCGGCGGCGCAGCCGAGGAGGCGTGAACCTCCAGGCTGAGGCGAGGCGGATCCTCGCCGAGCGGGAGCTCGAGCGGCGGCGCGTCCGCTACGACCTGTCGCTTCTCCTCGACCGGATGTCGATGGTCGACGAGAAGACCGGCGAGGTGTTCAGGTTCTACCTCAACGACCCCGACTCGCCGTGGTACTGGCAGCGGACGCTCGTCTGGGACGTGATGGCGACCACCCAGATCCGGCTGTTCTACAAGGCGCGCCAGCTCGGGATCACCTGGATCGCCGCCGCCAGGCAGCTCGCCCGCGCGCTCACCCTGCCCGGGACCCGCTACCTCGTGTTCCGACAGCGGGAAGAGGACGCCCTCGAGATCGTCAACCGGCAGTGGCAGCTCCTCTGCTCGCTGCCCGAGCATCTCCGCTTCGGGACGAAGGTGATCACCCCGCACCGCGGCCTGGATCGGGACGACGTCTTCCCCGACGGTGAGATCAAGCTGCTCCACCGGAACGGGGTCACCTCGTCGATCAAAGCGCTCCCGCCGACCGGTGAGCCCGGCCACGGCGAAACCGTCGCCGGTGTTCTCCTCGACGAGGCCGCCCGGATCAAGAAGCTCCGCGAGGTGCTGAAAGCGGTGATGGCGACCGTCGGCACCCTCGGCGAGGTCGACCTCGTCTCGACCGCGAACGGCGTCGCAAATGAGGACGGCGAAGGCAACCACTTCGCGCACCTGTGGAACACCGCCGAGGAGCGCGGGATCACGAAGGTGTTCCTCCCCACCGACCTCCACCCGTTGCGTGACGAGCGCTGGTACGAGACCGCGCCCGAGTACCTGGTCCTCGACACCGTCGGTCGGGCGGAGCAGTATCCGCGCACACCGGAAGAGGGCTTCCAGGGGACCGCGGGGCTGCCGTACTTCGACCCGGACGCGCTCGCCGTCTACGCGCGCGAGAAGGTCGCCAAGCCGCTCTACCGGTGCGAGTTCAAGCCGGTCAACCCGCGGGTCGCGAAGAAGGTGCAAACCGGGGCGAACGGGCTGATCCGCGTGTACGAGGAGCCACGCGGTGACGCGACCTACGGGATCGCCGTCGACGTCGCCACCGGCCGCGGCCGCGACAACAGCGCCGTCTACGTCATCAACTTCACCTCGATGGCGCTGAGCGCCGAGATCCGCGCGAAGATCGACGTCGACAAGCTCGCCTTCCAGCTCCACTACCTCGGCCGCTGGTACGGCACCCGCTCAGGCTGCGAACGCGACGCGCTGATCGCGATCGAGACCGCGACCGGCCACGGCGAAGCGGTGATCGTCCCGCTGCGCGACGGGCGCGAGGGGCGGCCGAAGTACACGAACCTCTACTACCACCGGCCCGCCGCACGACCCGCAGGCCGCCGCCCGAAAGACCCAGGGTTCCGGATCGGCGAGAAGACCCGGCCGCGGGCTCTCTCGCTGCTCGCGAAAGCGATCCGCGACCAGGAGCTCCCCTGGATGACGAGCGACCTGCTGTTCGAGTGCCGGTCGTTCGTCCACCACGACCAGGGCACGAGCCCGCGCGCGGCGGAAGGGTGCAACGACGACGCCGTTCTCGCCGCGGCGATCGCGCTCGAGCTCTACCGGCAGAAGGGCCACCACCCGAACCGACGGCCGAAGAAGAGCCAGATCGTCACCGTCTGAAAAAGGAGACACCTGATGAGCAAGCTGAAGAGGCTCCTCGCCGCCGCTGAGCGGCTGCTCACGCTGCTCGAGGGCGACCACTCGCTCCGCGAGTACCACGAGGCCTACGACGAGCTGAGGAACGCCGTCGACGACCACAAGGCCGCCGCGAAGAAGGCGCCGGCGAAGCCGAAGGCGCCGGCGAAGAAGCCCGCCGCGAAGAAGAAGTAGCTGTGCTGCCTGCCGGGATGCTCCCGATCGCGCCCGAGATGGGCGCGCCCCCGCCGGCGGCGGACACCGACGCCGGTCCTCCGCCGGGCGGGGACCTGACCGCGCCGGAGCAGATCCTCGACGCGATGCTGAAGCTCGCGACCCTGTACCGGAACGTCGAGAAGGACCCGCAGGATCTGCTCGGGATGGAGCGGGTGACAACGCTGATCCAGCAGATCCTCGCGAACCAGCAGGCAGACCAGGACAGGCTGATGGGCGGTGGCGCCCGCGCGATCCGCCGCCTCACCGGGTAGAGCACCGGTGCCGGTCGAGCTGTCGGAGACGGCGCAGAAGGCGCTGCGGCTCTTCGAGGAGGGCTGCGTCTCCAGCCACACCACGTTCGTGTCGAAGCTGCAGGAGCGGATGAGCGCCTACCACGGGGTGCTCGAGCAGTCCGCCGCTCGGCGGCGGGAGAGCTGGCAGTCGAACCTTCACCCACCGCTGATCGAGCACATCGTCGAGTCGTCGCTCGCCGCGATCGTCGACGGCCGGCTCACGTTCCGGGTGAAGCCGCGCGCGCGCTTCTACGAGCCCGAGGAGTACGAGCAGGCGCGGCTCGGCGCGCAGGCGCACGAGATCCTGCACAACGCGCAGCTCGCCGACGACCGGTTCGCGGAGCGGCAGCAGCCGTTCGCGTTGCAGGACGCGATCGCCGGGATCACCGTCGCGAAGAACCACTGGTGCCGCGACGTCAGGATCCGGCCGCGGCTGAAGGTGGTCCCGGACGAGCGCGGCCTCGAACTGGGCGTGTTCCTCCCCAGGCTCGTCGAGGAGGAGACGGTCGACCTCCGCTACGACGGGCCCACGACCGAGGTCGTGAACGTCGAGGACTTCTACTGGCACGAAGCGGCGACCGAGCTGCAGAAGAGCCCGGTGGTCGCGCACGCGGTCTGGATGCACCACTCGGAGCTGAAACGGCTCGAAGAGCTCGGCTACTACCAGAACGTCGACGAGATCAAGAACGCCGGCGGGTCAGGGCCGAACGCGAAGCGCGTCGTCGACGGCACCAGCCGCTCGAAGGACATGGTCGAGCTGCTCGAGATCTGGTGGCGCGAACCGGACGGGATCTACAGCGTCGCGCTCGGCGAGCGCAAGGTCGAGCTCAGCCCGCCGCGGAAGAACCCGTTCTGGCACGGCGAGTACCCGTTCGTTGTCTGTACCACCCGGCCCGATCTGTTCTCGATCCCAGGGAAGAGCCAGGTCGAGCGGATCGCGGACATCCAGCAGGCGCACTGGGACCTGACCAACCAGATGCTCGACAACGTCCGGCTGATCAACAACGCGATCTTCATCGTCGGCGACGAGGTCACCGACCCGGACGCGCTCGAGTTCTACCCCGGCGCCCGCTGGCCGGTCGAGGGCGACCCGAACCAGATGGTGATGCCGTGGACGCCGCAGGCGTTCCCCGCCCAGGTCGCGCTCCCGCATCTCGCGAACCTCGAGCAGATGATGCAGAACATCGCCGGCGGCCACCCGTTCACCTCGACGTCGGAGGCGACCACGGTCGGCGCGGACACGGCGACCGAGGCGGCGCTCGCGACCAACATCGCCGAGCGCGCGACCGTCCGGCTGAGGGAGGCGCTCTTCTACGCGTACGGGCGGATCGGGCAGCAGCGCACCGAGCTGAACCAGCAGTTCCTCCGCACCGACATCATGGTCGAGCGGATCGGGCTCGACTCCGAGTCCGAGTTCGTCCGGATCGCCCCCTACCTGCTCCAGGGCGACTACCTGTTCGACGTCACCCCGATGGTCGAGAGCCTGATGCGCTCGGAACGGCGAGCGGAGGCAAACGCGAAACTGCAGATGTTCACCCAGTGCTGGACGGTGTACCTGCAGCTCGCGAAGGCCGGCCTCGCGACCCCGCTGAACGCCGACGAGTTCATGCGCGACTGGCTCCAGTCCTACGACGAGTCCGACGTCGACCGCTACTTCTCGAAGAAACCCGTCGACCAGGCCGGAGCCCAGATGCCCGGGCAGCCGCCACCGCCAGGCGCAGAGCCGCCGCAAGGGATCCCAGCCGGCGTGACCGCGCCGCAGTCGATCGACCCTGCGATGTCCCCCTCGGCGCAGGGGTCGCTCTCCGGGGAGACGATGCTGCAACGGACAGGGACGATGAGGGGCGGCCCGGCGAATGTCTGACCAGCCCGCCAGAGACTTCGTCTTCTGGCAAACCGACGACCGCGCGATCGTCATCCGTGCGGAGAGCGAGGAGGACGCGATCGAGCGGCTCTCCGCCCGCGAGCGGAGCGACACGTTCCGCGTCCAGGAGCTCGAGCTGCCACCGCACGTCGGCGACCACGAGCGGAAGCTCGTCGCGCAGCTCGCGGACCAGCCGGGATGGGAGATCCTCCGCCGGGTCGCGCTCGAGCGGATGCACGTCCACTTCCGCCAGCTGACCCGCGCGTTCATGAGCCGCGCGATCGCCCCCGACTACGACCAGCTGCAGTGGCAGCGCGGCGTGTTCGCCGGGATGAAGTTCCTCCTGGACAACCCGTTGATCGAGGCCGAGAAACTGAAGCGGCTTCTCGAACAGGAAGAAGGTGACTGACCTTGCCCGAGCTCTTCGACGACGGCCCCGCCGAGGACGAGTTCTCGATTCCCGGCGACGATCAGCGACTCGCCGCGATGGGCGCCGACATGCCCGCCGACCTCGAACCCGCACCGGAAGGCGACACCGCCGAGCCCAGCGCACCAGCAGCCTCCGAGGGATCCGAAGCCGCCGCGGCGGAGGAGGATGACGAGCCTGGGGAGCCTGCGGAGTCGGCCGAGCAGCCGCTCGCGCTGTCGATCGACGACCCCGAGGTGCAGGCGTACCTCGAGAAGTACGACGGCGACCCGGTCAAGGCGCTGAAGGCGGCGACGGAGGCTCAGGCGCTCCTCGGCCGCCAGGGGCGCGAGCTCGGCGAGCTGCGCGCGTGGGCGGAGCAGCACCTCGCCGCCGAAGCTGCTCCAGCTCAGCCGCAGTTCGACCAGGACGCCCTCGACACCTGGTTCTTCGAGAACCCGTCCCGCGTCCCCGACGTCGCCCGCGACGCGTTCTACGCTGGCAACCAGCAGCTCGCCGACGCGGCGCTCGCAGCGTGGAAGGAGATCGACAGCCGCGCGGCGAGCGCGTTCGAGACCGAGATGATCACGCAGCGGGTGCGCGCCGAGATCCACCAGGAGGCCGCCTCCCGTGAGCAGCTCGCCGCGTCCTGGCACGAGGCAGCCGAGCGGTTCGCGCAGGATCACCCCGACCTCGACCAGCTCGCACCGAAGATGCGCGAGATCGCCCCGCAGTACCCGGGGATCGTCCAGGTGCTGCAGAGCGGCGACCCGCAGTCGAAGCTCGAGGTGCTCGATTTCCTCTACGAGAAGGCGCGAGGTCAGAGCGCTGACACCCTCCGCGCCACCGCCCGCGAGATCGCCCGCGAGCAAGCAGAGGAAGCAACAGAGGCGATCAAAAAGGCTGCTGTCGCCAGCTCGGCGGCAGCGGTACCCGCAGGACGAGGAGACGACATCGCCGCCCGCATCGCCGCCGATTGGGACACGCTCGACGCCCCCTACGCGCCCGGCGAGGACGGCTGGAACGTCTAGAACGTCTCCGCTGCAGCACAGCTAGCCCCCGCGGCCCCCGACCTGGGGACACCCGCTCCGCTGGCAGACCGCACCACCAGCAATCCCCCTACCAACGGAGCAGACAGTCATGGCGGTCACGACCAACCGTGACCTCGTCGCGACCGACGACCCGCTCGCCGTCGACCTCGCAGTGTCGATGGACAGCCAGGTGGCAAACGTCGATCGCGACACCTCGCAGTTCGCAACGATGCTGATGAAGCTCCCCGTCGAGACGGCGAAGAGCTTCCAGGAGCAGTGGGAGGAGGACGTGTTCCTCCCCCGCAACACGGCGCTCTCCGCCACCGCCGCCGCGGGTGACACGAACCTCGCGGTCACCGCGAACGAGGGCACCTACGCCAAGGTCGGCGACACCGGGAAGTTCGTCCAGACGGGCGAGGCGTTCCGGATCACCGCCGTCGCCGCCTCGGCGTGGACGGTCGTCCGCGCGATCGGTTCCGTCTCCGCAGCAACCGCCGCCTCCGGCACCGGCCAGGGCGGGATCGTCATCCTCGCCGGCTCGAACGAGCAGGGTGGGACGCTGCCGACGGCGATCGTCACGCAGAAGACCAGCAACCTGAACTATATGCAGATCATCCGCAACGCCTACCGCTTCACCTCGACGGCGGAGTGGCAGACGTGGTACTCGGGTAACCCGCTCACTTACCACCGGCGGAAGATCGCGATCGAGCACAAGCGCGACATCGAAGACCAGCTTTTCTTCGGCGCCCGCTCGTACACCGCCGGCACGAACGCGCCCCGCTGCACGTTCGGCGGGCTCGACGAGTACATCTCGACGAACATCACCGACGTCGGCGGGACGCTCGACAAGGGAGCGTGGAACGACTTCCTCCGCTCCGGCCTCGAGTACGGCGAGCGCAACCGCAAGGTGCTTTTCGCCAGTCCGATCGTCGCCCAGGTGCTCTCGGAGTTCCTCCAGGACAACTGGGTGCGCACCGAGTCCGCGCACGAGACGACCGTCTGGGGTGTGAGCGTCGACGCCGTCATCTCGGCGGTTCACGGCGCCCGGATCCCGGTGATCGTGAAGAACGACTGGAAGCGGTTCGGCGAGGGGACGGCGAAGCAGCTCGGCTCTCGCGCCTACCTCGTCGACATGACGAACGTGGCGCTGAAGAAGGCGCCGGCGACGTCGCAGGGGCCGCGGTTCGCGGCGCTGTACCCGAAGCGTCAGGCCAACGACGCCGACGAGACCGCGGAGGAGTACCTCTCCGAGGTCACGCTGGTGTGCAAGGCCGAGAAGACCCACGCGATCCTGCGCGGGGTCACCGGCTAGCCCGGAGCTCGTTCGGATAGAGGGACAGACCCGAGCGGTCTGTCCCTCCTTCCTGCGACCTTCGCGCAGCCTTTTTCGAAAGGAGTGGATGCAGGTGCAGTTCATCGCTGAAGACCCGATTCACGTCGTCGTTCGGAACGAGACGCCGGCGCTCTACGACACCGCCGGCCGGATGGTGGCGCCCGCCCGCCGGCGAGTGTTCGCGAAGTTCAAGCGCGGCACCGCTCCCGCGCACGCCCGCGAGATCGCCGAAAAGCGGTTCGAGTTCCGGAGGATTCAGCAGGGCGTCGAACCCGGCCAGTGGGTCGCGTTCTACGACTCGATCGAGGATCAGAAGCAGATGGAGTGGAGCGACGAGGAGCGGCAGGCGATCGAGGAGAAGCTGCTCAACCACCACGCGGCGGTGCTGATCGAGCTGCCGCGGCTCACGCCGCCGTGGCCGAAGTACGACGAGCTCGTCGCGACCAAGGGCGGGCTGACCAACAAGCAGGTGATCGAGAAGATCCTCACCAGGGTCGAGGAGGACGGCTACGACGCGGCGGCGATCCTCGCCTACGAGCTCGAAAACCGCGCCCGCAAATCCGTGATCGCGGCGCTGCAGCCGCTCACCACCGGTGAGGCGGTCGACGAAGCCGAGCTCGACCACCTGGTGGAGGAGGAGCTGGTCGAGGCGTGACCTGCCCGATCTGCCACGACGAGGGCTGCCACTACTACCAGCTGAGGCTCTCCGAGACGTGGCACCCGCCGGTCGCGGACCGGCAGGACGGGATCCCCGCCGACTACGTGCGCCCGGTGTGGCGGCTCCGCCCGGAACGCCACGGGATCGCCGTGATCGCGCTCGACCCGCGCGAGGCGCTCTGGGTGCTCGCGAACGGCTGCACCCTCGACGGTCACCAGTACCACGCGTCGCTCGAGGACGACGGACGCGTCCAAGGAGACGGCCGCGTGCAGGTGCGGATCGTGCCCGCCGAGCTCACCGACGACGCGTACGTCGCCGTCGCCGGATGAGCAGACGCCTCGAGATCAGCGACGTCACCGTCCTGATCCCGATCCACCGGAGGAAGGGAAACCGGGAGTGGCTCGCCCAGGCGATCGGCTCGCTCCCCGAGGAGGCGCCGAAGCTCGTACTCGAGAACCGCGGCGACGTCTCTGGTGCGCTCAACCGCGGACTCGCCCAGGCGGAAACGGAGTTCGTGTTGCCGTTCGGCTCCGACGATCTCGTCGCACCCATGTTCATCGACTACCTGCTCGGCCCCGCCTGGAACGCCGACGTCGTCTACCCGTCGATGCGGATCCTCAACGAGACGCTCGACGAGCAGCTCGGGTTCTCCGCCGCGGAAGCCTTCTGCGGACTCCGCCTGCAGGAGAACAACTACATCCCGGCGGCGTCGCTGATCCGCCGCGAGCAGGCGCTCGCCGTCGGCGGGTTCCGGCGGATGGACGCGCTCGAGGACTGGGATCTCTGGGTGCGCATGCACCGCGCCGGCTGCAGGTTCAAACCGTGCCCGGAGGCGCAGCTGCTCTACCGGTTCCGCGCTGGCTCCCGCAACGACCAGGTGAAAACCCCGGAGATTCTCGCCGACTATCGCGACCGGATCGTGCGCGGGAAAGGCTTCGGGTTCTCCTCCCGGTTCCGCCGTGTCGGCCCGGACCCGCTCGACGAGGTGCAGGCGACGTTCTACAACGCGGCGACGCCAGCAACGACCTACCTCCGCTGCCAGCTTCCCGCGCGGCATCTGCCCGGTGTTGTTCGCGCCGGGATCGCGGTCGCCCACAACGACACCAAGTTCGCGTTCCCGGAGCACTTCGGCAAGGCCGCCGTTCTGCAGCTCGCCGCGGACAAAGAGCGGGCGCTGATGGCGCTGCTGATGCGCGAGAAAGGGATCCGCGTCCTCGTCGAGTCCGACGACAACTACCTCGTCGACCCGGGCCGCGGGATCCGCGAGCGCGCCCAGTGGGGAAAGCGGATCGGCGAGCAGGCGAACAGCGTCCAAGGGCACGCCGCGATCGTGAAAGACGCCGACGGGGTGATCGTCACCACCGAGGTGCTCGCGAACCAGTACCGCGAGCTGAACCCGAACGTTCACGTCTGCCCAAACACCGTCGACCCGCAGGACTGGCCGGAGCCGGAGAAGCCGGAGGACGGGATCCTGCGGATCGTCTGGTTCGCCTCGCTCTCCCACCAGGCCGACGCGCCGCTCGTCACACCAGCGTTCGAGTGGGCGGCGCGCCAGCCGGGCGTGCAGGTGTACGCGGCCGGCTTCAACCCGGGCTGGCGGTTCCCGCACGGCTACCTTCCCTGGCTCGACGACCTCGACGCCTACCGGGAATCGTTCCGGTTCTTCGACATCGGCGTCGCGCCGATCAAGCACCACCCGTTCGCGCTCGGCCGCAGCGACGTCAAGGCGCTCGAGTACGCGATGGGCCTCTGCACCCCCGTCCTCTCCGACGTCGCCCCGTACAAGACCTGGACGCACGGCGAGACCTGCCTGAAAGCCGGCGGCGCGAAGGAGTTCCGCCGCGCGATCGAGCATCTCGTCCGCCACCCGGATGAGGCGCGCCAGCTCGCCGCTGCGGCGCGCGAGTACGTGCTCGCCGAGCGGACAACCGCGGCGCAGATCCACCACTGGCAGGAGGCGATCAATGGCTGACCGCGACCACGGAATGCCAGAAGCCGTAGTCCGCCCAACAGACGAGCTGTACGCGGTCAACAGCCGGCTTGCCCGCGGCATCAACATCACCGTCTCCCCCGAGACGTTCGAGCAGTACCGCACCGGCTACCGCTGCCTCGCCTGTCACCACTTCCCCCAGCCGGAGCCGTTCCCCGACCGCTGCGTCGAGCCCTACTGCCGCTACCCGATGCGACGCGACCAGCTCGCCCAGCTCGAGTTCGAGTACCGCGGCGACGAGGAGCTCTGGCCGACCCGCACCGACGAGGAGCTGCGCGACGAGCTCCGCGGCCAAGGCGTCTGGCTTCCCCCGGACTGACCAAGGAGCAGCCTCAAATGGCACGTCCCGACAACTTCGCCACCACCTTCGACGCCACCGGCGCCGGCACCAACGCCGGAGTGAACGTCGACAAGGCAGCGCCAGCCGACACGAACAAGCGCCACGTCGTCACGGCGATCCAATGCTCAGGTGACAGCGCCGCGGTCGTCACCGTCGAATCACCAGCCGGAACGGTCAAGTGGCAGAAGCGATTCAACGGCGCGTTCACGATGAGCGAAGCGTTCATCCCGCCGATCAAGGGCGCCGTCGGTCAAGCCGTCCGCGTCAAGATCTCCGCCTCCACCGCCGCGTGCGAGGCGAACATGCAGGGCTACACGACCCCGTAACAGGGCCGCGCGGCCGCGTCTGCGCCGGGCCCAAGACCCTCCTCGAGGAGTAGAAGCGCAATGGCGACCGTGCAGGTTCCCGTCCCGCTTGCCGTCCCCGACGCCTCCGGCAACGGCTACCCCGCGCTCGTCGCCGGCACGAACGTGCGCATGCTGGTGCCGGCGTTCGTGAAGGATGTCGACGGCGACTGGTGGGGCATCGTCCGCGTCCCCCAGAACTACGCGTCCGGCGGAAAGATCGTCTGTCGAATCGGCGCGAACTCCACCGCAGGGCAGGTCTCGAGGATGCTCGTCGCAACCGTCGTCCGCGACGCATCGGCGGGGTGGGACGCCGCGGCGTTGACCGCGGAGACGGCGCAGGACATCACCCTGTCCACGACCGCCTACCGACCGACTGACGTCACCTTCACCCTCTCGACGACCCCGGCGGCAGGGAAAGACCTGATCGTCAAGATCACGCACAACGGCGCGCACGCGAACGACACGCTTGCCGTGGACACGCTGCTCTTCCAGTGCGTGTTCGAGTACACGAGCACCTGAGTTGGCTCGCAGCTTCACGGGCGGAACCGACCGCGTCGTCACACCGTCGCTGAACCTGCCAGCGACGATCTCGATCCTCTGGTGGTGCAAGAACCCGGGGTCGTTCGGGATCATCTGGGACTTCCAGATCTCCTTCCTCCGCACCTACCACAACGGCTCCGGCTCGATCATCTTCGACCGGAACTTTGCAGGGGGAAGCGTCGGCTCCGCAGCAACACACGGACTGACGCTCGCGAACCTGAACCACATGGCCTGGACGCACGACGGGACCAGCGCCGTTCCGACCTTCTACGGGAACGGGACGCCGGTCGCCGGCGGGGCGTGGTCACCATCGGGCGCCGTGACCACGACATCCTGCACCTTCGGGATCGGCAACAAGACCGACGGCACGCAGAGCTCCGGGGCGAGTCACATCTCCTACGTCGCGCTCCACAACGTCGTTCTCACCCAGGCGGAGATCCTCGAGGCGATGCGGTACGGTTTCACACCGCGCGGGCTAATCGGATTCTGGCCGCTCTTCGGTGTGGACTCGCCCGAGCCGGACTACTCCGGGCGCAAGCTCAATGGCACCGTCACAGGCACCTCCGTCGTCCCTGGGCCGCCAGTCGCCTGGCCGCTGCTGCCACCGTCGATCTTTCTCGACCAGGCCGCCGACGCCGCGGCGGTCGCCGCCGCGATCGCGCAGCAGAACGTCGCGCCGCTCGCCTACGAGTTGCTCGCGCTGACCGGAGATGAGCGGTGACCGAACGGCTCCCCCGCTCCGACGAAGAGAACTGGGACGAGATCCTCGGCACCCCGGAATCCTCCGGTGGATTCCTGAAGGTCGCGTTCAACCCGGACGGCACACTTAAGGGGGCGTTCCTGGCGCCCTTCTCGCGCGCCGGCACGCTCGCGGTTGACACCGGCAAGGGAAGGTTCACGCTTCCCGCCGCCGCCACGATCGTCGGCGTGACCGCCGCTGTCAGCACCGCCCCCACCGGAGCCTCAGTGATCGTCGACGTGAACAAGAACGGCACGACGATCTTCTCGACCCAGGGCAACCGCCCGACAATCCCAGCGTCTTCGTTCGCGAGCTCCACGGCCGTACCGGACATCACCTCCCTCGCTGTGGGCGACTACCTCACCGTCGACGTCGACCAGGTCGGATCAACGATCCCCGGGGCCGACCTCGTCGTGATCATCGCCTACCGCTACAGCTAGATGTCGCTTCTTTCCGCACTTCAGGCGCTGTCCCCGGCGGCGCTCTACAAGCACGCAGACTCGGCGCTCGCGACGATGACGGACTCCTCCGGGAACGCCAGGCACGGCAGCTACCAGGCGAACGCGAAACTCAAGGCGTTCGGGCTCGGGAACGACCGCACAACCGGCACCGCCTACCGGTGTCCGGGCGCAGGCTCGAGCTGCCTCGCTCTCCCACTGGCGGGGGCGGTGTGGAACTCGAATACGTGGACGCACGTCTGCGTCGTCCGTTGCTGGGGGTTCGAAGACCCTGGCGGGGCGGTTTGGTGTGCGGACACGAATGGCGTCTTTGACACGCCCGCGGTCCGGTTCGAAGCGGGCGCCGGCCAGTCGTACCGGCCGACGATCGCGCTCCGTTGGGGTGGCCTCGGGAACGCCGCGACCGTCGATATCGGCGACACCCACCTCTGGCATCTCGTCATCTGCCGCGTCAACAACCTCACCGCCGGGTCGATCCGTATCGACGGCGTCGACGCCACCCCTGTGCTGTGGACGAACCAGGCGTACACGTTCTCCGGGGCGCCGCAGCCGACGATCGGTGACAACTTCGGCCGGTTCGTCCTCCAGTACACCGCCTGGTGGCCGTCCTACCTCTCGAACGCGAACTGCCAGACGATCGAGGCGGCGTTCAACGCGGAGAACGTCACCCCGGTCCCCACGCGCAGCTTCTACATCGGGACGCACACGAACCTCGACGACCAGGCAGACGCCGGGATCCGCGCGAACCAGACACGCGTCCTTCTCCGAGATGGCGGAAACGTCACCCGCACCGACGCGCTCGTCGACCAGTGGAACACCGGAAGCGGCACCTACGACTTCGCTCGCCTCGATACGGTCTTCGCCGACTGCGCCACCAAAGGCATCCGCGTCTGGCTGCTCCTCCACGGCTCCGCCGCGTACATGAACTCGAGCGCCGGCCGGTTCGCCGTCCCCGGCACCGGGATCGACTCGGCCTTCAACACCTGGCTCGGGTTACAGCAGACCGCGATCGGCGCGCTCGCCGCCCGATACAAGGCCGGCGGCGCCGGCAACCCCAACGGCCTCTCCCCGATCTACGAGCTGTGGAACGAGCCTAACTCCCAATCGGAGTGGAAGACGCAGAACGGCGCCGCTGGGCCAGACGCCACTCAGTGGGCCAGGTACTGCAAGAACGTCGGCGGCACAACCATCCCTGCGGCAGACCCGGCCGGGATCATCGTCACCGGCGGCATCAACTCATGGTCTGCGCCCGGCGGCGGCGACATCGCCGGGGAGACGTTCTGGCGCACCGCTTTCGGCACCGGAGACCTCGCCGGGTTCACGAGGTTCGGAATCCACCCCTACCCCTCGAGTGGCGCTGGCCCGGACGACAACTCGAACTCGTCGAATGCCTACAACGACACCCTCGTCGCGATCGACGTGTTGGGCGAGCTCGGGTTCGGCACAGCCGAGTTGTGGATCACAGAGATCGGCTGGAACGCCTCCGTATCGCAGGCCGACCAAGACACGAAGACGAGGGTGGCGGCGCTCAGGTGGCGTGACCGGTGGCGCGGCCTCGGCATCCCATCATTCATCGACTGGCCTGACTGGTCCGCCGGTTCCGACGGCTTGTACACGTCAATGCCAACCGACGGCAGCAACCCGGCCGCGCGCGCAGCGGCGGCGACCTATTCGCGGCTGATGCGCAGCGTCACGATCGGCGAACGCGTCGGCGGCATCTCGATCTGAGAAGGAGAGCTATGGGTTACGGCGACGGCGGATACGGCGACGGCGGATACGGCGCCGAAATCGCAGACTCCACTGCGAGCGGCCGCGCGTCGAACAGCGCCTGGGGCTGGACACCGAACGAGTCAGGCGCGATCGGCGCGTTCCCCTCGGTCAGGTCTTCTCTCCGGCGGCCGCCAACGAGCGGCCGCGCAGCACGCCAGGTAGACGCGTTGATGCGGCAGCTACTCGCCACGATCGGAGCGCAAACGGGCGCTGCGCCCGCAGGAACAGCTCCGCCCCGCGCCGCCGCCATCCTCCGGTTTCTCGGCCCGCCGGCACAAAACCGCGACGGGCGCATGTCGCTCCCGGGTGTCTACGGGTAGGACGGGTGCCCAGACACGACGGCTCCCGCTACCGGCGGAGCCGCGCCCAGCGCAAACGTCGCGGCCGCAACCGCCAGTCGTGGGAGGACCGCGGGCGGCCTCAGGGCCGCGTGACGAGCCGTCGTAGGAGCAAGCCCTAGGTGGCGACTCTCGCTGATCTCCGCCGCGTCGTCAGCGGCAAGCTCGGGTTGGACAACACCGACGGTAGCGACGAGCAGCTGCTGATGGACGGGTGGGCGTCCGAGGCGGTGCTGCAGATCCTGCTCGCGACGCACTGCCGGGTCACGCTCGCGACCGTGTCGCTGATCGCCGGCGTGAAGGACTACGAGCTCCCGACCGGGATCATCGCGATCAACAAGGTGATCAACGCGAGCGGCGAGCCGCTTGAGCGGGTCAGCCCGGAGGCGATCTACGACCTGCGCAGGGCGAGCGCCTCCGCCCCCTCGAGCGTCTACCGGTACGCCGTCGACGGCGCCAACCTGCTGATGGTCTGGCCGACCCCGGCCGCCGCGGACACGCTCACCCTCTACCACGTCCCCCGCCCGACCGCGCTCGAGAGCGGCGGCGACGACCCTTCCCAGCCGGACTTCGGCGGGATCCCGGCGGAGCATCACAAGGCGATCGAGTACTGGATGCTCGCCGAGGGCGCCGACTACGACGAGAACCGCGCCAAGGACCAGGGGGACGGCTACAGGAAGCTGTTCGAGGCGGAGTGCAGGAAGATCCGCCGGGCGTTGCGCCACCGTGGCGCTCGGACGATGAGCCCCGCCCGGGTCGGCCGGCGCGGCCGCTTCCCGACCGTCCCCTCCCAAGACATCTAGCCACGGGAGCAAGACCAGTCGTGCCGAACGCCCTCCACGCCGGCGGGGAGACTCGTCTGCGCCCGCGCGGCCGCGTGCGCCTCCGCGTCGTCTCGACGCCACCGGCGAAGCCGCTGAGCGTGCTCGAGATCCTCTACCACGGCTTCCCGCGCCCCGGCCTCGAATGGGAGGTCGTCCTGTGGCGGGTGCGGAACCTGCCGAACCTGATCCGCGGTCTGCGCCAGGTGGCGCTCGCACGGCTGTTCCGGATCCCGACCCACTACGGTCAGCTTTTCCTGCGCGTGCGCCGCGCCGACGGTGTCGTCCTCGACTACGGCCTCGCCTCGCTGCGCGTCGTCACCGACGCGGGGGTCGCCTACCTCGTCGACGCCTGCCAGGGGCTCGTCGAGCCGGAGAACCTGAAATACCACGGGTTCGGCACGGGCACCAACGCAGAGGCGGCGAGCGACACGGCGCTGCAAACCGAGCTCACCACCGAGTACCCGATCGACAACACCAGACCGACCGGAACCACAACCGAGGGCGCGTCCTCGAACGTCTACCGGACGGTCGGAAGCCTCGACCCCGACTCGACGGTTGCGATCACCGAGCACGGCGTGTTCTCGCAGGCGCCAACCGGCGGCGGGTCGCTCCTCGACCGGTCGAAGTTCGCACCGGTCACCGTCAACGCAGTCGGGGACACGCTGCAGGCGATCTACGACCTCACCCTCGTCAGCGGAGGCTGAGCCGATGCCAACCTCGAGCGTCCTACTCCTCCCCGGCGGCGCCACCCTCCCCGACGGCTCCACCGGGAACCTCGCGCCGGCGCTGATCCGCGTCCAGGGCTCGGAGGCGAACCCGAAGAAGCACCTGCTCGCGCTCGCCTTCGACGGCGCCGGCGGGAAGGAGCTCGCCTGGTGGACGTTCCGGATGCCCGCCGACTACCTCTCCGGCGGCGCGGTGAAGATCCAGTGGCGGCTGAACGGAACAGCGAACGCGGTCAAGTGGCAGGCGACGATCGGGGCCGTCACACCGAACGACGCGGACACCCCCGCCGAGCACGCCTCCGCGGCCGCCTCGGCGACCACGACGAACGTGAACACCACCGAGGCTGGCCGTCTCACCGAGACGTCGATCACGCTCGCGAACCTGGACGGGATCGCCGCCGGCGACCTCGTCTTTCTCTGCATCTTCCGCGACTCCGCCGACGGAGCGGACACCGCCACCCAGGACGCCGAGCTGCTCGCCGCCACCCTCGAGTACACCTCCTAACGGGAGCGCCGAGACCCGGTGGCGCGGACGTTCAACGGCACCAGCGACAAGATCACGCTCCGCCTCGGCGCGCTCGGGTTCGCGTTCGGCCCAGGCACGATCGCCGCGCTCCTCCGGGTGTCGTCGCTCGCCTCAAACAGGCACCTGTTCAGCGTCGGCGTCTCGAGCGGCGCACGCCACCGGTTCAGCGTGATGAGCACCGGCGTGCTCCGGCTCGCGTGCGACGGGAACACCGCCGACAGCGCCGCGACGGTCGCGACCGCCAGGTGGTACCTCGTCGCGGTCACGAAGGCCTCCGGGTCGGTCGCGCCGCGCTTCCACTTCTACGACATCGCCGCGAACACCTGGACGCACCAGGACAGCGGGAGCGCGATCGCGAACTCGAGCGTCCCCATCACCGAGGCGAAGATCGGCTGCGACATCGACCACACCGGGTTCTACGCCGGCGACATCGGGGTGCTCGCCGAGTGGGACGTGGCGCTCACCGACGCCCAGGTCGAGTCGCTCCCGTTCGGGATCGGCCCCTGGCTCACCCCGGGCCAACCGAAAGCGCTGCTCGTCCTCGATCAGGCCGCCGTCACCCAAGCAATCCCAGATCTAAGCGGAAACGGCTCCAACCAGTCCGCGATCGCGGGGACAACGGTGACCGCCGCGAGCGTCCCGCTCTGGACACCGACCGAGCAAGGCCACGGCGTCGTTCTCGCCGGACACGGCTCGAACGTGATCCCGCTCCCACTATCGGGCGCGATCACCCCGACGGGGGCGCTCACAAAGCAGGCGATGAAGATGCTCGGCGGGTCGCTCCGCTTCTTCGGGAGTCTCCGCCGCCGGCAGCCGCTCCTCCTCGAGGAAGAAGGCGGCGGCTCGCTCACGCTCCGCGACGAAACCACCCTCTAGCCCGGGGAGCCAGCCACGTGTGGCCCAGCCGCGCCCGCTCGCGTTCCAGTTCAACCGTGGGATGCGCCAAGACGAGCCTCGCGAGCAGATGGTCGCCGGCGCCGCCTGGAACCTCGTCGACTACCTGCCCCAGTTCGGCGGCCCGCTCGCGAAACGCGGCGGCTGGGAGTACGCCTCCCCCGACCTCGCCACCGTCCACCCCTCAGCCAGCTACGTACAGGCGGTCGCCCACGCGCCGTTCGAGGCCGGGGCGAAGCTCTGCGCGCTCGACGAGGACGGCGAGCTGTACACGGTCGCCTCACCGTCGAGCGCTTCGCACATCGGTGCCGCGGTCGCGCCGCTGCAGGTGCCCGTCTTCCACCGCAACCGGCTGATCATCCCCGCCGGCGACGGTGTCTCCACGCCGAAGAGCTACGACGGCTCCACGCTCACCACCCTCGGCGGGTCACCGCCGGCCGCCCAGTACGCCGCCGTCTACAAGGACCGGACGCTGCTCGGGAACACGAACGCGGAGCCGCAACGGTTGAGCTTCTCCGGGCCCGGCGACCCGCAGTCGTGGCCGGCGGCCGGGTACATCGACGTGTCCGCGCCGATCCGCGCGATCGCCGCGCTCCGCTCCGCGGTGCTCGTCTGGTCGGACGGCCGCACCGAGCGGATCCGCGGCGCCACCCCGCCCCCGAACACCGACATGGTGCTAGAGCCGCTCTTCGACCAGGGCTGCCTCGACGCCCGCTCGGTCGCCTCCTACGGCGACTTCGTGATCTGGGCGAACCAAACCGGTGTGTTCCTCACCGACGCAGCGACGATCATCGACCTCACCGAGGCCGGCGGGATGAGCCACTACTGGCAGACGCTCCTCTCCGGGTACACGAGCAGCTGGACGCTCTCCGCGGGCGTCTACCGCGGCTACTACGTCCTCTCGATCGCCGACGGCCCCTCGTTCAAGGACTGCCTCGTCTGCGACCTCGACCGTCGTGTCTGGTTCCGGCTCGCGAACATCCGCGCGCTCACGTTTGCCCCCGCGGTCGGCGCCGCCGCCGAGCTCTACTTCGGTGACCGCGCCTCCGCGCGTGTCTGCTCGTTCTCGAGCGTGTTCTCCCCCGCCGCCGGGGTGAAGGAGGACGCCGACGGCAGCGCGGTCACGCCGATCATGGAGACACCGTTCACCCCGGTGCAGGGGCTGCTGCGGGTGCGCTACGCCTACCTCGGCTACGAGCTCGCCGACGCGGCCGCCGACCGGCCGACCCTCTCGATCGGCTACCTCACAAGCCCCGCTGGCGCCGCGTACACAACCCTCGACGACACCTTCGGGGCGACGACCGGGTACAAACGGGCGCGGGCGGCCGTGCGGCAACGCGCCGGCGGGTTCGGGTTCAAGGTCACCCAGAGCGGCCCGTCGGCGACGACGCTCCTGTACGGGGTCGAGCTCGAGGGGCACGACCTCGAGAAGAGCCGCCGTGCCTAGCCCGAGCATCCCCTCCGCGAGCCCACTCACCGAGAATGAACGGAAGCTCGTCCAGCGGCTGCTCGGCGACCCGACCGAGCTCCCGCAGATCTTCCGCTCCTGGCTCGTCGCCTACATCGAGGCGAACCCGCCGCTGCTTCCAATCTCGCAGATCACCGGGTTCTCCCAGTTCCTCGCGAATAGCGCCAGCGTCGCCGCCCGCCAGTCGACCTCGTCCACCGCCTACAACGATCTCGGCACGGTCGGCCCGCAGCTCACGAGCCTCGCCGACGGCGTCTACCTCGTCCTCCACGGGTACGTCGGCTCGCCGAGCGTCGCCGGGCAGCAGTGCTACCAGTCGATCAGCGTCAACGGCTCCGCCGCCCAGGACGCCGACTCCTGCCAGCAGGGCTACGACCACGACATCAGCGTCATGACCGCCGTCGTGAAGACGCTCCAGAACGGCAACGAGAACACGATCACCTGCAAATACCGGGCACAAGGCGGGACCGGGAGCTTCGGCAGCCGGTTCCTGATCGCCCTCAAAGTCGCCAACGCATAGGAGCAACGCCCGCCGTGGCTTTCTTCGAAGACGACAACCCATACGCCCCGAGACGCCGAATCACCTGGTCGCCGAACCTCGGCGCCGCCGTCATTGGCTCGACGAGGCCCGACTCCGACTCGACACCGGGGCCGATCAACGTTCCAATGCCAAACGCCGGCGCCATCCCCGGCTACGGCAGCCCCGGCGCCGCGCGTGCTCTGCCCGTGCCCGTGATGCCGGCGTATTCCGGCGGCGACCCGGCTGACTACCAGGGTTTGGTCGACCGGATGCTCGCCGGGCTGCGGAGGGAGGCGGCGGCTGCGACTGCCGCGCGGCGCGCGGACATGGGCGCCTCCGCGCAGCGGGCAATCATCCAGTTCGGCGAGGTCCCCGAAGGGATCGACAAGCAGGTCAGCGACCTCCTCTCCAGCGACACGCGCGGGCTCGCCCAGAAGAACACGAGCGCGAACCTCTCCACCGTCGCCCGGCTGAACGAGGCGCACAACGATGCGATCGCGGGGATCAAGAACGCGCTCGCCGCCCGCGGGATCCTCTCCTCCGGCGAGCTCGGAAACCAGAACGAACGCGAGCAGACCGCCTACGTGCGGTCGCAGTTCGACGCGCGCAACCAGCTGCTCGACTACCTCGCCGGCCTCCAGTCCGCGTTCAACGAAGCGGAGCGGGCGCAGTCGTGGGCACTCGCCCAGGCGGCGATGAGCGCCGCCGCGAGCATCCCCGTCTTCCCCGGCTACGCCCCCTACGGCTACCCCGGAGGGCAGGACGACACCGGCGCCGCGCCGGCCGCATCGCCCGCCGCGGCGCCAAGCGCCGGCGGCTACTTCGACGTGAACCAGGCGAAGCGGAACCTCGGCTACGGGTCGAGCATCCCTTGGACAGCAGGCCTGTAAGGCGGCCCCGGTGAGCTACTTCGGCGCCCCGTATGTTCACTCGCCCGGTGTCGGGACGATGCCCGCCGCCCGGCGGGTGCCGCCGCCGCGGCCGCCGCGCCTGGTGAACGCTCCCCTCGACGGGGCAGGCGCGGTGGCGCCTCCTGAGCCGGGGTTCGAGCCGCGCACCCCCGAGGAGCTGCTCGCGCTCGCCCGGCAGCTCGCGTCGATCCAGCTGCAGCCCGCCTACGACCAGATCGGGCGCGAGCAGGCGTACGCGAACGAGCGCTACGGCGCGCAGATCGACCGGGCGAACCAGCTCGCGAGCGCGCTGCACTCGTTCCTCGGCGGCTTCGACATCAAAGGCCCCTACCAGGCATCGGCGAGGCGGCAGGAGGCGTTCGGGACCGGGTACGCTCACGGGCTGCAGATCCTCGCGCAGAAGTCCGCCGATGCGGCGAACGCGGACATGACCAAGCTCGCGGACGCCCCCGATGCGCAGAAGATCCCCGGGTCGCAGGCGAAGGACTCCGCGACCGTGCTCGCCGCCGTCGGCGGCGGGATCCCCGCGAAGGCGTTCCGGAAGGAGGGCGCCGCCTGGCAGCAGGGGTTCGGCCGCTTCGACGCCGACACCGACGCGCAAAGGCTCCTCGACGAGCTCACCGCGCGAAGCCAGCTGTCCGAGTCCACCCGCGGGTTCGCGGACGCGTTGTCCGACCTCGCCAAGCAGAACCCGCTCGTCGTCGCCCAGTACCTCGACGAGCTGTACGGGATGGAGCGGCAGGACCGCGCCGACTACGAGAACACCCAGGCCGCGAGGAAGAACGAAGCGATGGGCCTCTACGACGCCGGCCTGCTCACCCAGCGGGAGCTCGCCCAGCGGCTCGGGCTCCCGAACCCCGGCCGCTACCAGCCGCGGACAAAGGATCAGCTGACCGCGGCCGCGCCGGAGATCCGCACCGTCGGCAACAAGCTCCTCTCGCTCGACCCGCGCACCGGCCGCCCCACCGTCATCTACGACGGCGGCAGCGACGACACCGGCCCGCCGAAGACCTTCACCGGGCCGGACGGCGCCGTCTACGCATGGGGCACCGACAAGCAGGGGAACTGGCGGGCGCAGCCGATCACCGGCCCGAAGCCGACCACCGCGAAGCCCCCTGACACCGTCAGCGGGCCGGACGGCCTGTACAGCTGGAAGCAGACGAAGGGCGGCTGGCAGCTCGTCCCGATCGGCCCACGTAACCAGGACACGAACGAACCGTCCGCGTTCCAGCACGTCGAGGTCGGCGGCCGCACCTACGTCTTCGACCCCGACTCAGGCACCTTCTACGACCCGCAGACCGGACAGCCGACGGTGCCGAAGAACTCGCCCGCGCGCGGAGTGACGCAGGCGACGATCAGCAAGGGCTGGCAGGCGCTGAACCAGGGCCGCAAGCCGTACTGGGCGCTTCGCTCGGACCCGTCGACGCCGCTCACGAACGACCAGCTCCGCGGGATCATCGGCGACTACAACAAGGCGACCGGCGACACCGTCACGCTCGCCGATCTCCCGAAGCTGACGGCACAGGAGCGCGCCGACATCGGGATCGGGAACTACCAGGCGGAGCCGCAGGAGCTCTACCTGCACCTCGTTCGCGATATCGGGATCCCCTCGAGGCGGGCATGGCAGATGGTGCGCCGCTACTACCCGACGTGGGGGCAGGGCTACTACCGCCCAAAAGCTGACGCCCCGGCCGGGACCGGGGCCGGACTCCGCGACGCCGGCCTAGCCGAGGCGTTCTACGACCCGCTCGGCTCATGGGACAACGGCAAGTTCGGCGGCGCGATCGGCAACCACTCGGACCACGTCCACCTCTCGATCACCAACCCGCAGACGATGCTCACCGCGATCCAGGTCGCGCAATCCATGGGCCTCCGGGTCGGTGAGAACCCGTACGTGGACAAGGTCGACCCGGTCCACGTGAACGGCAGCTTCCACTACAAGACCTTCCCGGGGAAGTTCAACGGGCGGAAGCTCGGCGAGGCGATCGACGTCTCCGGCACCCCCGAGCAGATGGCCGCGTACTACCGGTGGGCGACCGGCGGAGGCGGCTCCCAGCAGCAGGAGGGGGTGCCACCGATCCAGCGCCGCGGCGCGAGCTCCGCGACGCTCCCGGAGACGTGGGCGGTCGACGTGCTCACCGGGATCGGCGCGCCCGTCACCGCCGAGAACGTCGCGTTCCTGAACGCGTGGCAGCGGCGCGAGGGCGGCGCGACCGCGAACACCGCCTACTGGAACCCGCTCAACACCACCCAGCGCCAGACCGGATCGTCGTCCATGAACAGCGTCGGCGTGCAGGCGTTCCCGGACTGGAACTCGGGCCTGCGGGCGACGCTGCGGACGCTCCGCAACTACAGGGGGATCGTCGCGATGCTGCGCACAGGCCGGATCTCGGCGAAGTACCCGGGTGTCGCCCGTGACTTCCTCCGCTGGTCCGGTAACTCCTACACGTTCCCGTACTGATGCCCGTCGAGATCCCAGCCGGCCGGCCGGTGGCAGAGCGCCGGCAGATCACAACGCCAACGCTCGGCGTTCGCGAGCTCGGCCCGGCCGCCGCTGGCGGCCGCCGCCGGCGACGCCGGAAGAAGAGCGGCGGGATCTTCGGCGGCGTCGGCGGGTTCGTGAAGAACCTCGCTGGTGATGTCGAGGACGCGGCTGTTGGAATCGGCCCCGGCCTCGTCCAGGCCGGCAAGGCTGTCGGCGCGGACGCGGCGTCGATCGCCCGCGACGTCGCGAAGCATCCGGAGCACGCGCTCGCCGCGATCAGCCCGGTCACCGCCGTGCAGGGGCTGATCATCACGAAAGGCGGGAAGTCCGAGACTTACAAGAAGGTCGTGAAGCCGGTCGCGAAGTCGTACGCGGAGACGTACGGGCCGCTGTTCCGCGGCGATGTCCGGCAGTTCGGCCGGAACCTGTACGAGCATCCGCTCGGGCCGATCCTGGACGCGTTGACGGTTGCGACCGCCGGCGCCGGCGGGGTCGCGAAGGCCGGGAAGGTGCTCTCGAAGGTGGGAGCGGTCTCGAAGGACAGCCGTCTCGCTCGCCTCGGCGAACCAGGCGAGATCGTTCTGCGGAGCCCCGCCGCGCGGCAGAGCGAACGGCTCGCCCGTGAGGCGCAGCCGCGTCCGGGTGGGATGCCCGAGCTCCCCGAAGTCGGCGCGGACGTCACCAAGCGCACCTCGCCGAACCCGCTGATCCGTGCGCGGCAGCAGGGCACCGACAAGTTGCTGAAGCGGCTCCCGGCGGAGGCGCCAATCGTCGGGGAGGACGCCCGGTTTTGGCGGGCCGCCCGCCGCGACCCGGTCGCCGCCGCCGCCGTACTGCGGCAGCAGTCCGGCCCCTACCTCGCCGCCTACGGCAGGTTGTCGAAGGAGGAGCGGCAGGCGTTCGGGGTCCTCTCCCGCGTTCCGCTCGAGGAGCACCTGGACGCGTGGAAGCAGATGCTCGCCCACGACGCCGAAATGGGCGGGGAGGACGCCGCGCGGCTGCTGGAGACGCTGAACGACCCGAAGGTGCTCGAGCACTACCGCAACCCGACGGACAAGATGCTGCGTGCGCACGAGGAAGCAGCGAAGCTCGGCGAGAAGGCCGCCGCCAACCTCCAGCGGCTCGGCGTGCTCACCAGGGCGGAGGCGGAGTCGGCGCGGTACCGGCACACGCGGATCGCCGCCGGCGCCGACGTCTACACCCCCGGCCACGCGAAAAGCGCCCGCCGGCAGATCAGCACCCAGATCCGCGGACTGCAGCGCGACCAGCAGACGGTCGATCGGCTCCTCGGCCGGCTGCTCGAGCGCGGCACCCCTGAGTCGCGCGCGGTCAGCCGGTACGCCGGCCGAACCGCGACGATGGGAAGTCGCGCCGCGAAAAGCAGGCAGGCCGCGGCGGAGTTCCTCGCCGAGTGGGAGAAGCGCCGGCAGAAGCTCCCCTGGGGCGGCCTCGCACAGCAGGAGAACATCACCGCGCGCGCGGAGCAGCTCACCCGGCACGATCTCGGCGCCGCCGTCCAGGCCCGCCGGATCACCGAGGAGGAAATGCTCCGCCAGGCCCGCGCGGACATCGCGAGCAGGCTCACCGCCGGCCGCGCCGAGCTCGACCGGCTGCACGCGCTCGAGCAGGAGCTCACCACCCGCCGCGAGGAGATCCACCCCGGCATCGTCGGCGGCCCCGACGTCGACGAGCTCCGCGCCCAGTTGGAGGCGGCCGGCCGGCCGGAGCCGATCTACATGCCCGACGTCGAGGCGAACCCGGAGGCGAAGCCGCGGAAGGGCGGCGCAGCGTTCACATACAGCAACCCGGCCAGGCAAAGCGAAGGCGTCCTCTTCACCACCGGCCGGTTGGCGATCGACCCGGACGTGCTCGGCCCGAACTTCCTCCGCGTCGTCCAGTTCAGCCTCTACCGCGACCTACACGACCTCCTGCTCGACTCCGCCCGCAGCGTCCGCGGCCCCTACAAGCCGCGCCCCGACGAGGTGTTCGTGAAGTGGCCGACCGGCCTCGAGAAGCTCCCCGACCTGGACACGCTGGTCGAGAACCCGAGGCTGCTCGAGAAGCTCGAGGAGGGGATCTCCCAGAGTGGCCTGACCACGAGCGACGCTGCGGAGGCGTACAAGAGCGGCCGCGGGCCGAGCGCGCAGCGGTTCGTCGTCCCGGTCCGGCTCGCCCGCCAGGTCGAAGCGGAGTTCGCCCGCTCGAGCAACGTCGTCTCGAAGTTCTTCCAGCGCAGTACCACCGTCTGGCGCGCACTCGTCCTCAACCTCCGCGTCGCCTGGCTCGTCAACAACGTGGTCGGCAACCACCTCCTCTACGCGCTCAAATACTCCGGGCCGCGCGGGCTGAAGGCGTACCTAAACGCCGTCCGCACCGCGAAGGGACCGAGCACCGTCCGCGATCTCCTCCGGATCAAGCACCCGGACGCGCTCACCGCCGAAGACGTCGCCGAGCTCCTGCCGGAGCAGGCAACAGGCACGTTCATCGGGACGCAGGCGCCACGATCCGCCCGCGCCGGCCGAGTGACACGCGCCTACCGGGGCCTCTCGGAGGCGAACCGGGCGAACGAGGGGATGCTCCGCCGCGCCGCCGCCGAGACCGAGCTGCGCCGCTCCCCAGAAGTGCGCGCACGCCGCAAAGCGATGCCGAAAGAGACAAGGTCGTTCCGTGAGGCCGCCCGCCAGGAGCTCGCCCACAACCCGCAGCTCGCCCGCGAGGTCTCCCAGAAGGTGAACGACGCGCTCGGCGACTACCTCTCCCTCAGCCCGTTCGAGCGGCGCTACCTCCGCCAGCTGATGCCGTTCTGGGCCTGGTACCGAGCGATTACCACGATCACCGGGAAGCTCGTCCTCAACACACCCGGCCGCACCGACGCCTTGCAGAAGATCGCCGACGTCGGAAACGACTGGACCGACCAGGAGCTCGGCGAGCTCCCCTCCTTCCTCCACGGCGCCGTCCCGCTCGGCGAGAACCGGCTGCTGAAGACACAACCACTCAACCCGTTCGCGACGATCCCGCAGCTAGGCCGCGCCGCCGCGGTCCCCTTCGTCCCGGGAGCGGCGACGAACCAGCTCGCCGGGATCACCAATCCGTTCATCCAGGCCGGCGGGGGGATGCTGTTTGGCCGCGAGCGCACCAAGCATGGCCTCGCCGTCGACCTGCTGATGGGGATCGGCACCGACCTTCCCGAGGTCACCGTCGGGCGCAGCCTTCTCTTCGGCCCCAAGCCGTCCAAGCTGTACGAACCCTCCGCTCTCGACGATGTATTCGCGTTCCTCGGCGGCGGCGTCAAGACGCTCAACCGGCGGCGCGCCAGAGAGCTCCACAGGGAAGGCCGCTAGGTGAACCCCCTTCACCAGCTGATCGACACGCTTGTCGGCCTCGGCGCTGAAGCTGAAAGCGCATGAGCCGATGTACGTCCTGCCCGGACGCGTTCGCGGGTTGATCAGGAGGGGGAACATCGACCTGCTCGGCAGGCCGGTTGTTCGCAACCCGGATGGATCGATCAGCACGGTGCGCAGCATCTCCGTGACCGACGAGCAAGGGCGCGTGATCCTGCTCCCCACCGTCGTCGGGAACCGCGTCGTCTCGAACAATCAGGCGATCCAGCACTGGCGGCGGACTGGGCAGAACCTCGGGGTGTTCCGCAACGAGCAGCTCGCGGATTCGTACGCGCGGATGCTGCACGACCAGCAGGCCCGCTACTACCGCCCCTAATAGCTGTCCTTCGCCTTCCACCGAGGGGTCTAGTGACTCACGATCTGGAGAACCGTATGGCTGTGATCGAGTACCGCGTTGGTGAGCTGAAGGACGAGAACGAGCGCACCCGCGTTCGTCTGCACAAGCTCGAGAGCGACCGGGCGACGCTGCGGATGGTTGTCGAGCAGATGAAGACGCTCGTCGAGAACATGGAGGAGATCGCGGAGCGCGTCGCGCAGAAGACAGTGACCGCGATGCTCGAGCAGAACGCGATCCGCGCGCGCACCTGGCGCGGGGAGATGCTCCGTTTCGTCGAGCTCGGGATCGCGCTCATCGGCGCCTACTTCCTCTTCCGCCGCTAAAGGGAGACGCCATGCTCTACCGCGTCCGTTCGGCCGTCACCGGCCGGTTCGTCACTCTCCTCTACGCGCTCGCCCACCCGCGCACAACCGTGGTCGAGCTCATCCGCAAGCACCGCACCCGGTAACGCCTACCCGCATGGAGCCAGTCTTGGATGCGTCACCCGTACGCGCGGCTCGCCGCGCTCCCGATGCTCCTAACCAGCGTCCTCCTCTGCGTCGTGCCGGCGCGCGCGAGCCTGCACGCTGCGTCGGTCACGCTGATCCCGTCGCGGCCGAGCCCGCCACCGGTGGATCCGCGGCTGCTCCACCAAGGCTCGCGGGGGGAACGCGTCCGCGGGCTGCAGTGGCTCCTCGGCGGGCACCGACCGTCGAAGTTCCGGATCGCGACGTTCCCGCACAAGCCCAACGGGCTCTTCGGGAAACGCACCGCCTCAGCGGTCGTGGAGATGAAACGTCGGCTCGGCTGGCCCGCCGACGAGCTGAAGCCTGTCGCCGGCGACGACGTCGTCGACATCCTCACGGGCAAGCGCGCGCGGCCGATCGGCTACCTCCGTCGCGCAACCGCGCGGCTCGCCGCTGACAAGCAGATCCGGGCCGACCGGGCGTCGACGGCGTGCGCGAAGCGGCTGATCGCGCTCGAGCGTGGCGAGCTCGGCGTCCACGAGCAGCCGTGGGGATCGAACGACGGCGCCCGCGTACGCGTCTACCAGGCGGTCACCGGCGCCTTCCACGCGCCCTGGTGCGCGTCGTTCCAGATGTGGGCGCTCAAGCTCGCGCGGCTCGCGTTCCCGAAGACCGCGTGGTCGGGCGCGATCGCGGACAACTCCGCCGGCGTCTTCTACATCGTCGGCTGGGCACGCTCGCACGGCTGGCTCCGCGCCCTGCCGAAACCCGGCTACCTGGTCGCGTTCGTGGATCGGCTCGGCCACGTCGGCCTCGTCGAGCGGGTCTCGAAGAGCGGGATCACCAGTCTCGAGGGGAACGCCTCGGACGCGGTCCGCGAGCGGTTCCACCCGTTCGGCCGCCGGCCGATGGTCTTCGTCCGCGTCCCCGGCTGCGCAGGCGGATAGACGCGTGTGTCCCGCCTCGCACCCCTCCTCCTCCGGTTCGCCGCGCCGCTAGCGCGCCTCGCAACGCCGGTTCTCGCCGGCGGGCTGATCACCTTCGGCGTCACCTCCTCCGTCCACCAGGGCGCCCTCTCGACCACGGTCAGCATCCGCGTCGCCGGCGAGACGGCCGCGTCGGTGACGCTCAGCTGGGACCCGGTCGCGGCTGCGGACGGGTTCGCGTTCTACCGGGACAGCCGACGTCTCTCGCACACGCTCGACGGGACACGCACCTCGGTCAAGTTCGGCAAGCCCGACGCGAGACCGCACACGTACTCGGTCGCCGTCATCCAGATCGAGCCGAAGCAGAGCGTCACCATCCCCGCCCCAGCGCCGAGCAGCGCGTACGCGCCGCTCGCGCAGAACGTCATCTTCACCGCCTGGAACCCGAACGCCGCCCTGCGCGCCCCACCCAAGTGGCGGATCGCAGTATCAGCCGACCCGTCCTTCGATGCGGCCGCGAGAGCGGCCGCATCCACGATCAAGGCGCAAGGGCACCTCCTCGCCGTCTGGGGCAACCAGAGCCAGATCGGCGCGCAGCGGATCCGCGACTTCGGCGCCCAGGTCGGCGCCGACTACCTGATCTTCCAAGCCGAGACCTCCTACGAGTACGACGACGCGATCGCCGCCGGTGCGCACGTGATCATCGGCAACCCGAACTCGATGACCGCCGCCCAGCGCGCCGACGCGACCAGCCGGATCAACGCCGGCCAGCTCGCGTTCATCTTCGAGACCTACACGAACGAGGGCGACCCCTGGCCGGCAGCCTCATCCGCCGGCGGCGTCCCCGTCTCGAGCCTCTGCCCCGGCGTCGGCTGGGGCCGCACCCCCTACCAGCTCCCCGACTACAAGCCGAACACGCCCGCCGGCGCCTGGCCGCTCATCTCTCTCTACCTGGCAGAGACGATGAACGACGCCAGCTGGAGCGCCATCCCCTAAGTCCGAGGTGAACGGATGATCCTCGACGACTACGAGATCGAGACCGAAGACGCCAAGGTCGAGCGCTGGCGGCGGAAGGTGCTCGTCGACGCCGGCTACCCCGGCGAGACCGCGATCGAGCTCGCCAACGACCCCCGAGTCGACCTCCACCAAGCCGTCCAGCTCCTCGAGCGCGGCTGCCCACCACACACCGCGGCTCGGATCCTTCGCTAGAAGTCCCAGCCGATAACGGCGCGCAACGGGTCAAGGAGCGTCCAGCGCTTGTCGTTGGCGGTGTACCAGTCGCAGACGCGCCGATCTCTCAGGTCATCCACGGCCGGATCGTAGGCCTGCTCGACGTGGGAGCGGACGCATCTATGGGTGTATCCGAACGACCAGTTCCCGCCGGCCCAGAACACCACGTAGACGCCGACAGCGGCGCCCCAGACCTTGCCTGAAGTGAGAAACCCAAAGCTCACTTCCGACACCTGACCGTCCCTCTCGGCCCGCCCGAGAAGCAACGGGGACAATCCCTCGTTGGAGGGATACACCAGTCGGCCGACATCTGCGCGTACTCTAGGCAGCAGGAATGAGCACCGCCGGGGTCGACCAGGCGCCTCCCGGGAACGAGGACGACGAGCTTATCCGGCGGATTGCCGCCGCTGTCGTCGACGAACTTGACCGCCGCCAGCGCGACCTCGACGAGACTCTTGACTCCATCCACGCGCGCCTCGCGAGCGTGATCAGGGACTTCGTTCGTCTCGAGAACCGGCTGGGTGCCGGACCCAGTCGGGTGCGCCTGGCGCAGCCTCCAGGAATCCCGGAACTCCCTCCGCGTCCGTGGCGCGAACGAGCTGAGAAATCCCGGCCGTCACCCAGTCCGCCCACGCGTCGGCGATCCAAATGACCTTCTCGTCGAGGTCGGAGAGCTTCTCGTCCAGATCGATTTCTGCTTGGTCTGTCTGAGCGGGTGGCTCGAGTCGAGCAACTAGCTCTTCGAGCACTCGCTCTATCCGCTCCAGCCGTTCCTCGAAAACGCCGGCTGCGACTTGTGCTTCTCCGTGAAGAAGCCACTCCTTCGTCACCCCAGTGATGCGGCCGATCTGATCTAGCCGGTCCCATGGCACCGTACCGTTCGGCGCTTCCCACTCCTGAACCGTCCGCCAATGGACAGGCGGCTCAAGGAGCTCCGCGAGCTCGGGCTGCGTAAGCCCTGCCCGCTGCTTGCGAGCCTCCGCGATCCGAAGGCTGATAGCGGCCCGGTCAAGTTCGGCCATCAGTCGTGCGACGTATGCACCGCCACGAAACGTACGGACGTTGCGGGAACTTGTCGCCGAGGGCTCTCTGTGTGACGGTATCGGTGTGTCCGACATGTGTGTTACCGTCTCACACATCGAATGGCCGTGTCGACTGAAAAGGAAGTCTTCTTAACGATCCGTCTGCCGCGGGACCTCCACGACGACCTGAAGAAGGTCGCCGCCGCGAACGATCGGTCGAAGAGCGCGGAGACGCGGCAGGCGTTGCGCGAGTACCTCGATCGCGTCCTGAGAGAGGCGGCGTCGTGACCGCGGCCGCGACGAAGGCGCGGTCGGCGAAGAAGAAGCAGCCTCGCGCGTTGTGGAACGGCTCGGTCGTGTTCGGCGAGGTGGCGGTGCCGGTGTCGGTGCAGGTCGCCCGTCAGCGGGAGGATGTCTCGTTCGTGCTGCTGCACCGCGGGTGTGGCGCGCGGATCGTGCAGCCGAAGCGCTGCTCGAGGCACAACCGGTCGGTGAAGCCCTCCGAGATCGTGAAGGGGTTCGAGTTCGCGACCGGACACTACGTGGAGATCGAGGATTCCGACCTCGCGAGCGGCGACGAGGCGAAGACGATCCTGCTCGACCGGTTCGTCCCCCCGGACGAGCGGCTGCTGCTGCACGTGGACAGCACCTACTACCTCGCCCCCCGCGGGGGCGAGGGGGACGCTGCTGCCTACGCGCTGCTGCTCGCGGCGCTGGGGTCGGAGCAGCTCGCTGGGTTGGGCGCGATCGTGATGTACGGCCGGGAGTACGCGTGCGCGGTGTACCCGCTCGCCGGGGTGCTCTGCCTCTCCACGCTCTTTCTGAGCGCGGATGTGCGCTCAACCGTGCCGATCCGACGGGCGCTCAAGGCTGCTCCGGAGCGTGAGCTGCTGCTGGCGCGGAAGTTCGTGGCCGGCCAGAGCCGCGAGTTCAACCCGAAGCTGTTGCGGAGCGGCCACGGGAAGCGGATCCGCGCGTTGATCGAGGGGAAGGTGCGCGACGGCCGCGGCCTGGTCGAGGCGCCGGGGGCGTCGCCGCTCGATCTCGAGAAGGCTCTCCGGGAGAGCCTCAAGCTGGCGGCGAGGAAGCGGGGGTCGAAGTGAGCGCGGTCGCCGAGCGGGCTGTCACCGGGGTGCGGTTCACGGTGTTCGGGCCGGCGCAGCCGGCGGGGTCGAAGACGATCGGTCGCGGCCCGGCGGGTCGTGTGTGGGTCCGCGAGGCGGGGCGGCGTTCGGCGCCTTGGCGTCAGCAGGTCGCGCAGGTCGCCGGTGAGGCGATCGGCGAGCGGGAGCTGCTCGACGGGCCGCTCGCGGCGACGATGACGTTCCACGTCGCGCGGCCGAAGAAGCACTATGGCGCGTACGGGTTGCTCTCGAGCGCCCCGGTGTTGCCGGCGTCGCGTCCGGACCTGCTGAAGCTCGCGCGGGCGGTCGAGGACGCGCTGACCGGTGTCGTCTACCGCGATGACGCGCAGATCGTCGAGGAGCTCCTCGAGAAGCGCTACGGGGAGCCCGCCCGGGTCGAGGTGTGGGTCGGGCCGGCCGAGGTTCGAGTCGAGAAGGCCGGGCGAGAGGGGCGCTAGGTGGTTGCCAGGAGCCGCGAAGAGGCGGTCGCCTCGTCTCGTCGACCCGACCCGGGGCTCGACCAGCTCAGCTACCGGTGCATGGAGCTCGCCGGCCGGATCACCGCGCTCCCCGGCGTGACGGTCGAGTACCTCGATCGGCGCGGCGTCGGCGCGATCCTCCGGCTGCGCCTCGGCGAGGACGTGTTCCGGATCCAGATCGACCCGATCCGGGTGCGGAGGGCGGAGTGAGCGTCGTCTTGGGGATCGCGATCGTTGTCGCTCTTCCGATCGTCGTCACCGACCTGCTGTCTGCGCGCGGGTGGGCTTCGGACGAACGCGGGACGGATGCGGCTCCGGTCTCGCGTTCGTCGGGCGCCCCTCGCTTCCGGATCTGCCGGCACTGTCGGAGGCCGCACCCGGCGGAGCTGATGCCGGTCGAGCTGCTCCTGGCTGGTGGGGTCGCTGTCAACGTCGGCCGCTGGTTCGGCGGTCGTGTCAACAGAAAGGAGGAACGGTGAAGAAGAAGCGTCTGCTGATCAGGCAGGGAGACGTGCTGCTCGTCCAGGTCGACGAGCTCCCCGAGGGCCTGACCAAGGTGAAGCGCCACGGCGGGCGGATCGTGCTCGCGGAGGGGGAGACGACCGGTCACGCGCACGCGATCGCCGATCGTGGCGCCGACCTGTACGAGCTCGTCACGCCCGGTGACGTCGCCGAGATGCGGGAGCGGTTCCTGCGTGTCGAGGCCGAAGCCGGCGTCGAGCTCGCGCACGATGAGCACACGACGCTGAGCGTTCCGCCGGGGAATTACCGCGCGGTTCGGCAGCGGGAGTACGCACCGGACGAGATCCGCCAGGTAGCTGACTGATGTCGCAGCCGGGGGCGATCAGGCTCGATCTCGTCACCTGGACGCTGCTCGACAGCGACATCAACGTGTTCGTCGACGTCAGGGAGACGCTCCGGAAGCTGCGGACGTTCTCCCTTGACGTCGTCGGCGCCGACCGCGCGCACCGCATCGACGAGCAGCTGCGCGTGCTCGACAGGTTGCTCGGCCACCGCGGCCTCCGCTGCGAAATCCCCCGCGACAGGCTCACTCCGTGAAGCGGATCAGCAAGCTGACGCCGGCGCAGGAGCGCGACCTCGTCGCGTACCGAGAGGAGATGCTCCAGGTCGGCCTCGACTCCCGACCCGCTGACCGCCCCGCCGCGGAGAGGGCGTGGCGCGAGATGTGCGCCGAGGTCGAGCAGCCGATGCGGCCGGTGCTCTGGTTCAGCTCGCCAGCCGTCTGCTCGCTCGCAATCCTCGAGGTCGCCATCGCCAAGCTGATCATCGAGCTCGGCTCGCAGCTCGACTCGCAGCTCGGCTCGCAGCTCGGCTCGCAGCTCGACTCGCAGCTCGGCTCGCAGCTCCGCTCGCAGCTCGGCTCGCAGCTCGACTCGCAGCTCGGCTCGCAGCTCGGCTCGCAGCTCCGCTCGCAGCTCGACTCGCAGCTCGGCTCGCAGCTCGACTCGCA